CCTCCATCTGTTCCATCATGCGGTCCTTAGCGCTGTCACGGGAATACACCCGGTCAGGATACATCCGTCCAGCCCGGCTATACCGCCCCATGCTGTCACGCTTACGGCCCCGGTAGCTACTGCCACGGTTGTAGGAACCACGGCCTTCCATTTCCCAGTCGCCGTCCCGGCTGTATCCGTCGTCCTCTTCCAGCATCTCGATTTTATCAATATTCTTGATGGTGTCGGTCAGCTTATGGACGATTTCCAGGTCGCCAGCGCCCAGCTCACCTTTGCGGGCGATTTCCTCCAGCTCTTCGCAGAGCTTTTCTTTCAGTTCGTGCATATACATGTTTATCCTCCCTTTCAGCACACACGCTCAATGATAATGTTGGCGTTCTCCAGCTCGATTGTCTCTGTGGAGGTATTCTTGACTGCCACAGTCACACAGCAACCACGAGGGACCTCGATGAAGGCGGCGGCAAACACATTAAAGAACTCGTTTACCGCAGCGGGGGTCACAATGGCGGTAGCGCTGCCCAAAGCCTCGCCCTCTACGGCAATAGCGATAGAGATAGGGCCAACAGCGCCTCCGGTGGGGATTGCGACATTGCCTCCGAAAACCACCTTATAGCGGGCGCGGCACTGGTTGGTAAGCCCCCGAAGAGTGACGATACCGGAGCCGTCCCGATGGACAATACAGTTCGAGCCGGAAACAGGTGTCTCGCTGAAAATGGCGTTTCCATTGGCCGCAACTTGCTGAACAAACACATTGGTAAACTCAGCCACGATTTAATCATTCCTTTCTAAAAAGATAGCGGCGAGGCTATTGCCCCGCCGCATAGTTCAACATCGGCACGGGGCCGAACATGTAAGCCTTTCTTACAAGTTGATGTATTGGATTTTAGCAGCCGTAGCCGCAGGGGTTGCAGCCACATCCGGCATAAGGATTAGGCACCTGATAGGCCGGAACGGGCATGGGATTGATGCGGCGGATCAGCTCGGCGGTCTGGGCCTCCTGATTGGCAGTGATGAAAGCGTTCTGCGCTGCCTGAGAAGCCTGGAACTTCAAGCTCTGGTTCTCAGCCTGCAAGCTGGAAATCTTGTCCTGAGTCAAGAAGTCCAGGATAGCGCGGCTGTTGGCGTTGGCGTTGTCGATGATGTCCCGCGTGGTAGACTGGATGGTGTTGCGGGTATCGCAAGCCTGGGTTGCCATGTCGTACCGCACACCCTGAATGGCCGTCTGGATGCCGTTGGCCTGGGTGGCCAGGTTGTAATTCACGCCGTCGATGGCCCTGGCGTTGTCACAGCAGCACTGCTGGAGCTGAGTGCCCAGGTTACACATAGCGGTGTCCACCCCGTGGAAGCCGTTGGTGATAGTGTTGTTGAGATTGTAAGTAGCATCGCAGATACCCTGCTGGATGGAGGTAATGCCACTCTGGAGGTTGTTCAGGGCGAAACCCTCATTTACATCTGCCCTGGTTGCCCACCCTTGGAAGCCGGGGCCGTTAGCGCCGCCATTGCCTCCGCCGAAGCCGCCATAGCCGCCCCAGCCGAACATGCCGAAGATCAAAAATAAAATGATCCAGGAGGCCCAGTCACCGCCCCAGCCGCCGAAACCGCCGTTTCCGCCCTGATAGGCGGGAGCCACCGGCATGGTCATCACAGTGTTATCCGAAGAAAGACTCATTTTGTTTTCTCCTTTGTAGATTTATTTTCAAAACCCGGCCGGGATTTTGATCACTTGCCGAACATCCCCCGCATCCCCTCAAACATTCCCTGCATCTGCTGGGCCTGCTGTTGGGCCTGGTTCAACTGCTCTTGTGTGAGCTTCCCGCTGGAAACCATTTCATTGATAATTGCGTTGGGGTCCTTGCCCTTCATCTGCTGCATGAAGGATTGAAACTGCTGCATCATATTGGGCTGTTTGTTGCCGCCCATAGCCTGAAAAAAGGGGTTCATTCCGCGTCCTCCTTTGCAGTTGTTTTCTTCGTTGTCTTAGGCTGTTCCTTTACTGCTGAGAGAGCGTCCAGGCGGGCCTCCAATGCCTCCAGGCGAGATAGGGGCGCATACTCTACTACTGGTGCTTGAGGTGCCTGTACGGGCCTCTGAGTGCGCTCCACGAGGTCGTAGGTCTTCATGGTTGGCTTGCCAGAGGCATCCGCCTGTTTGAGGTAGACCACCGGCGCGTTGCTGTCCCACAACGTCACGGCGCTGTTGGGAGCTACAAGGTAGTTGGCCGCCTCGACCTCACTCTGCACCCAAACGATGGAGGGTGACGGCTGCTGTGGTGTCTGCATAGGCGGCTGATACTGCTGTTGCCTCAGCTGGGTCAACTGATCCGCCATAGGCGGTTGGTAGTATGTAGGCTGATAGGTTGGATAATAGGGATATGCCATTTCACGTCATCCTTTCTGCCAGTAATACAAAACAATCTCATTTCCGCTGTCCCAGGAGTCATAAAGCACACAGTCCCGGATACACACCACATGGCCGGACAGCGCCAGGATATAGGTCCCATGCGAATGTCCGTCTGCAAATTCCGAGACGGTTACATCCTCTGGGGCCAATTCCCTGTGGAATCCATGCCGCCGCAGATATGACCCCCATGTGGCGTTTGCGCTGGGCATGTCCCCCATCAGGCCGCCCTCTACACAGAGTCCCAGGTAAGTTGTGTACCAGTCCTGGTCCAGCGCCTTAGACAGTGCCCGGACCGTGCAATCACCGACATTGCGCCCAGCGGGATTCGGATTGTAATGTGTCCACATGGCGGTTATGTTCCTCCACCTCTGTCACATATCGTTCAAGCCCGTTGTCATCTCCCTGGGCCATATACCAGAAAACCGCTTCTCTGGCACATTCGGGATTCATCCCGGTGGCAGTCAGGCGCTCCAAATAGGTCATAGCAAAACACGTCCTCATATAAAAAATAAGGAGGTCCGTGGGGAGGGCGGCGACGTGTACCAACCCTGTATCCCCACGTCCTCCATGTCTATATTTTCGCAAAAAAGAAGCCCGCATGGGTGGCATCCATGCGGGAGTTGTGTGGAAGTTATGGGGGATTTGTGGGATTTTGTATTGCAAAAATTTGCTGTTGCGATATAATAATAAATGAGAAGGTGTAAAGTCAGGCTTCTAGAAAGGAGGTACTATCATGGCCCTTTCAGCAACCATCGTTTGCAATAATATTTTGCGGCGCTCGTTCATGGAGAACATTGTAGTAACACCTATGAAGCTTCAAAAACTTATGTACTTTATAAGTTGCGAATATGTAAAAGCAACCGATAGTGAATTGCTTTCAGAAGATTTTTGTGTATGGCAGTATGGCCCGGTTCTCCCTGCTGTTTACAATGAATTTAAATCCTTTCATGGAAACCAAATTACTGCTTATGCTAAAGATGCCAACGGAAATTCTTTTGCCTATGATGAAGATACCTCTCCGAATCTAAAAGCAGCAATAAATTGCATTTGGTCGAATTTTAAAAATAAAAGCGGAATTGAACTGTCTAGAATTACTCATGAAGAAAGTTCAGGGTGGTCAAAAGCTTTTCTTTCTGGTCAAGAAAGAATAACAAAAGAACAGATGAAAGCGGATGATTCCTATCGGAAATATATGCGAGCATGACTCTCTAAATCAGAAACCGCAGATTACAGAAGAAGAAGATCGTCCTTTTCCTGGAGCTGTATCTTTTTCGAGTGACGGAAGCCCAAAGATTCAAGACGTCCCTACTGTGATGCAGCTAAATGACCAAAAGCACTCTCACGATGTAGATAATTTCAAAAACAAGACAGGTAAGCATATTTTGTATGTTTGTCTTGGGGCTATGGCCTTGGCCGCTATTGCGGACGCAATCTTTCATATTGAGTCATCTATATTTACAAGCGCGTTTGAAGTAACAAAAGTCGTTTCAACCACCATCCTTGGATATTTATTTGGAAGTAAATCTAAATAAGTAGTTATGATCAAAAATACATAACAAGAAAGGGACCAGCATCTAGCTGGCCCCTTTTCTCATATTCAATCTTCCCGCCACCCGTTTCACTTCCTCGATTATGTACGCCAGATGGTGGGACACTGTCGACCTGTCCCACCCCAACTCCACCGCAATGTCCATCTGTGCCCACTTCTCAACGATATAGCGCTGTGCGATCAATTCATCGTCTCGGTGTAGGGCAGCTTCTCGGATGGCTGTTTCAAGCTCAGAGCGCAAGAGGTCGGCTAACTCAGGGGGAAGCTTCACTCTTGCGCTCATATAGTCACGTCCTTCAACCTAGTCCAATTTTTGTCATCACAAACACAATCAGCCCGCCCACCACCGCCGAGATGACCGCCGCGATAACC